ACATTAGCTGCAATCCCAGCTACAGAATTTATGTTGCTTGCGTTGCTTACAACAGCGTTGATGTTAGAAGCATTACTGACTGCTGCGTTAATGTTAGACGCATTGCCAGCTACAGACGTTACATTGGCAGCGATATCTTCTACAGCAGCTACATCGCTGCTTATTCCAGCTACAGCCGTTACATCACTAGATATGCCAGCTACTGTGTTTACGTTGCTAACAGCCCCAGCAACAGTGGCAAGATTGTTAACATTGGTAGTGGTTGCGATTGTATTAAGGTCAGACACAAAGTCAGATGTGGCAAGCAGATTCAAGTCTGTAACAATGTCTGATGTGGCAAGCGTGTTGATGTCACTTACGATATCGCTTGTAGCCAAAGTGTTCAGATCAGAAACAATATCACTGGTAGCCAGTGTGTTGAGATCGCTAACAATGTCGCTGGTTGCCAGTGTATTGATGTCATTGATTACATCTGTAACAGCCAGAGTATTTAGATCAGATACAAAGTCACTTGTAAGCAAGCTGGCCTTTGCAGCAACGCTGGTTATCTCAGATTCTTTGCCAGCAACTGTATTAATGTTAGAAGCATTGCTCACAACAGCATTGATATTGGTTGCGTTGCCAGCAACTGACGTAACATTGCCAGAGATTCCAGCTACTGTTGTTACGTTATTGGCAATGCCAGCAACGGTCTGAATTGCATCTGTTGCATCAGTGCCATCTTCGATATCTGCCAATGTCGCTATGTCAGCAGAAGCAGCAGATACAGTTTGAACATCTGAGATGCTAGGGCCAGCTTCAGGAACGCCTGTTGTAGCGTTAAATGCTAGAGTTTTGCTTTTACGGGTATCCTTATTGGGCAGCTTTAGATCAACAGTCTCATCAGAGTCAGAAAGCTGCAAAGTTCTGCTAAATGATGTCTCGTTTTGCTGAGCTACAGCAGTGAGCTTATCAAGCTCAGTATTGAGAGAGGCAACATTAAATGGGCCAGAAGTAGGAAAGTCTGTAGTTCTTGTAATTGGTATGTCACGGAAGATAGTTGTCTTTGTCGTGTTTGCATAACTATCCCCAAGAGTGATGTGACCACCAGAAAACCCGTCATCTACAGCAGTACCAGTAACAGCAAAAGTCCCTGTTCCAGTTCCTCTGGAAAGAGTCGTATCTACACCCGATGCGTTTGTAACGACAACCTTGATGTCATCCAAAGCAAAGAATGGAAAGTCTATTGTCAGTTGAGTCGAGTTAGCAGTTATAGCCTGCGTATACTGAACTCTAGCGTCATTATCTGCAATCTGTATAGTAGCCATAACTCTTTATCCTTTATTGGCTTAACAAGGTAAATTCACTTTACTGACCAAAAATCCCATCATATATCGGATCAAGGTAAGGAAGTGTAGTTCCAGGCATTATAAACCTAGACTCTCTTAGGGTCTGTTCATCAGCATTAAAAGATACAACATCGCCTAAGACTTTTGCCAAAGTCATAGTATTACTAGCTGTAGGACCAAGAACCTCACCAGCAATAGCAGAATCCGGCAACCTGTATTGAGGCTGGTCAGTCATAAAGGGCCTCATTCCAAGTTTATAATCAGATATCTTCTCAACAGCATTGTTCACATCCATAAACCATCCAAGAACGCCTGATCTGTCAATGGCATTAGCCATTTTTTCATTAAAGGTTTCTTCTTCTGTTTTGCCGTATTGAATCCTTTTAATTTCGTTAACCATAGCAGCTAAGCCAACAATCAAAAATGCACCTTGCCAAAAAGCACCATCTTTTTCTTGCAAGCCAGCGGTCATCATTCTAACAACGGCTCCCTGACCATATGATTTGAACTGAGTAAGAAGAGAGCCAAACTCAGTCGAGGTCCATAAAGCACGATCACCAGCACCCGGTGTAATAATAATTCTTTCTACATTCTGGTTTAAAGCATTTCTAAACTTTAACCTCATAACAGGATCCCAAGCATCTGTGTTTGGAACCCACTGACCATTAATCTGCTCTCCGTGCTGTTTGATTAGAGACTGCATCCGCATATGGTCTTGTTGACCAATACCATTTTTTAGAAGCTTTTCTTTATCAGCAGCAGATATTTTAGACCAAGGCTTCATTATGCTATCTGTCATTCTCAGCATGGTGACATTGCCAGCAAACTCTTTTAAGGCTTGATTCCAGAGGTTTAGACCATTGATTAAAAAGAAAGCTCCAGTAGCTTGATTAAGGCTTCTTTCTACAGTGTACCTAGAGCCAAAAAGATCCCCCATATCAGAAAAAGCATGCGCTCTAAGACCAAGAACAGCGTCAACGCCAACAGCAGCTTTGTTAAGCTCATCCCTAGTCATGGCTTTAAGTATGCGGCCTTGTTCGTCAAACATGGCCCTAAAGCCTTTTTCGTATGTAGTAGAAAGCCCCTCAACCATTACAGTTCTAGCAACATCGGGTATAGAAGATACCATCGCACCTCCCATGCCTACTAAAACATTTATAGATTTCATGACCCTAACAAAACGACTAGACATTGCATGAGGATCTTTAGAAGCCCCATAAGTCCCACGGAGTCTGTCACGCAAGCCACGAATATCACGAAGATCAGCTTCTAGTTTTTTTGACAGATCTGCTCTCGCATTTGCATCGGAAGCATCATCCATAAGCCTTTTGTACTCAGCAGTAACATCTTCAATTACTGCTTGCATGTTTACGTCACCATACTTCAAAGCAATCTCAGCATCCATTCCCATGGTTTTAACATGATGCTTCATTAACATTTCAATGTCGTTTTCTAAAAATTCCTCAATTAGTTCATCAGGTATCTCAAGAGTTCTAGCTTTTGCACTAGATGCTCTTGATACCCAATCAAGATTAGTAGCATCTTCAAGATCATAGTAAGGACGATTTCTTGTGACGGTATCCATAACCTCTTTAGCAAAAGCCCTTGCTTGCGATTGATTCATCCGAAGAGTTCTGGTGGCATATGTTTCTATAATAGAGAGAAACTCTTTTTGCTTAGCCATGATTTTATCAACCCTATAAATTCTAGGAACATAACTTGCAGCCGTATTAGGGGTAACCCCATGAGATCTAAACTGTTGTATTTTAAGCTCAACTCTTCTTATAGCAGCAGTATCGCCAGATCTTTTTGCAGCCTCTAAAGCTTCATCAAGCTCTTTCTGGAAAAGGCCAGCTTTCTCAGATTCGTTCTTTATGAGATTAAAAAGCTTTCTATACTGAGTGGTTGCCTCAGTAACAAACGGAGAAACGTCATCTCCAACTCGGTCAACATCACCTCTACGCATAGCTCTTGCTATTCTGTTTCTAAACTGAACTTCAGTAAGATAGGATGAGGATGAGACCTTATCGCTAGCAAACTCCTTAATCATCTGAAAAGCTCTTCTAGAGTCAGAAGTAGAAGGAGTAATGCCCCTATAATTTAGATAAGCTTCATCAGAAGCTCTTACGGCAGCGGCAAGCTCAGACATATATTTTGTTCTAAATGTAGTCTCTATAGATTGATCCATTTCAAGTTCTTTGGATCTAACCTTCTTTTGCATCATGCCACCGACATCTACCATGCCAACAGCAAGACCTCTCACTATAGGATTTTGACTTTGCATCATCCTTATGACGGGATTCCAAGGAAGCTTTTCTACTCCAATACCAGTCCCTTCTAAGGCTTCATCTTCCATATCAGCATATGCTGTTTGCCTAGCACGATCAGGTGATACACCAGCGCCAGCAGCACGAAATGTGCCATCACCTTCAGACGCAATATCATCAGCAGGGCCAGTAAGAAGTTTCTGCTCTTGAATGTTTCCTGTTCTAAGGCCTTTGCCAAAAGTGACTGCTAGAGAGCCACCGATAAGACTCATTGCAGTTAAGGCAAGTGCGCCATGACTAGCATCCCTTTGAGTATTTTGACTATCTATAAGCATCTGCTCTGGGGCCATAAGAGCATATGTATAAGCAGAGCCGCCCACAAATCTTCTGGTTCTGTTAGCTGTTTTCAAAACTTTTATAGGAGCAAGAGGTGCAAATATAGTGGGGCTTGTTAAGGAGGATGCTATTGTCGCTGGAACAGATCTTGTTGCAGACAAAAGGTTAGCGTCTTCAGCATCTTCCTGCATACGATCGTAAAGCATATTAGATTCAGCAGAGCTGCCAGAGTGACGAAAACGCCAAGCGCCAGACTTACCACCTATCTTTTTCATAAATGGCTTGTCATTAAAAACAGAGTATCCAGATGTTTTTTTGAATTTAGGATCGCTGGCTTCTATTGATCTCATTAAAGCTGGAAAGAAATTGTTCTGTCTAAAAGCAGCGCCCCACACACTAGAAAAAGACTCATCAAAAACCGAGTAATCATAAGCATCTTGGTCTTCTAGTTGAGAAGGTATTCTTTGCCCATATTGAGTATTTGGCTTTCCATAAAGAGTTGTATAGCCCTCGATAAAATCATCCTGAGTGGGCATTAAAGAGTTTGCTTTAGATTCAGGCAATGTTTCAACAACATTAGGAAGGGGCGCTTCATCAGCGAGATCATCTTCTATAGATGGAAGCTCTACAGTAGCTAGCTCTTCCATAACAGAAGCATCTTGCTCAACCATAGACGTCTGAACTTCTTCAACAGAAGACTCTTCCTCAGGCTGCGGCGTTAACTCAGCTTCTGAGACTTCTTCCCCTCGATCTTCTTGAACAGTTTCTGGCTGAGCAGCCTCTATAAGCCTCTCAACTCTTTCATCTCTTGATGTATCAGACGGTGGAACAGTAGAAACTACAGCATCCCCATAAACCTCTTTCGGCTCAGGACTGTCTTGCAAAATCTCTCTTTGAATCTGGTAATCTTCAGCAAACTCAGCACCACCAGTAACCTGATCTGGCGCTCTAATGCCCCTGATAGGGTCTGTTTTTATTCCAAATTGTTCACTTTTTTTTTGAGCGCCTGTTTCAAAATAATCGGCTTCCCGATTACGTCTGCTGCCGTAAGCATCACCAAAGTTTCTAAGATTGCCTACAGCACCGTCCCAATCACCTGATGTTACTTGACGCCAAAAGTTAGGTGTTTCAGTAGCAAGATTGCCATATTGAAAAGCAACGGATGTAATCACCGTAGCTTCCCTCATTGGCAAATCATCAAAAGACTGACCAGTTTTAGCCTTCCACCTTTTCTTTAGAAGACCAAGCTCTTTCTTCTTAGCAAACTCATTAATGGTTTTGGCTTGCTCGTCACTAACAACAAGATTACTGGCAACCTCATCGGCAGCAGCGCCCTTGATACCCAAGTATGGGGTAAGTAAATCAATGATTTCTTTTGATAAGCCCTTAAGATCACTGACAGATCTTGCACCAAGGTCAAATCCGCTAGCAATCGTAACACCAGAGTCAGACCCTTCCGGGTTAGGAACATAGCCCTTTAGACGGAATCCTTCTTGCTCAAGAATAAAGTCCCAATCAATATTACTCATTATCGCCACCCCAAGGTAGTTACTCGATCAATCATAT